AAATTGAGAATCAAACTATTGAAATAAAAGGCGCTCACCATCCTGACTCATTAGCTGATAAATTCGCAGAAGTTGCGATTGATGCTATTCAGGAATTTAACTCTGACTTATACGCAAACGTAGACAAGTCATATTTAAAAGCGGGTAAATTTCCTGCCTTTGTTGTACAAGGATATCTNTCTTTTGATTTCCGAAAGTATGATAAATCATACAGGTATGAGTTGTTTAATGCGGTAAAAGCAGAAGTTGTAAAGGAATTTAAAAGTACATTTCCTGAACCTGTAATTGACATTGAATTTAATTTGAACTTTGAACCAAGTGTGAAGGATAATTTATTACAAAATAATTCATTTACAGATTCAGCATATATTACGGGAATTGTGGGGTTTACGGAATTTGAAAATGATATGAGTTTATTGGCATCCTATGTAGATGATCTTCCATATGTAAAAAATGATTATAAACTATTGCTATTATCAGGAGAAGAGTTGGTAGTTAATCAAACGTTTAACGATCCTGACGAGGACGTATATGAACAGTATGTAACAGATGTTAGCTATTACGTTAGTACATTAGAATCAATGAATGATGTAGAAGTAGAGGTCAATCCTGATAAAGATATTTCAGGTGTATACCATTCACGCTTCGGATCATCATTATTTTATAATTCTTCAGGTGTAGTAGGTAGAGGAAATCAATGGTATGGATTTGTATCTCCTGAAAGACGCCACGGAGAAACTCCATACGGAAAACATAGATTACATCCTGCAAAATATCTTGTGGAATTAGCGAAAAATCAATTAACCTACAATCAAGATGAGAACTATGAGTATATTTTATCTTCCAAAATTGGAGATAAGTTGGATAATTATACTTACACAAAACTTCCAATAAAATAAATCAAGTATGAATAGTATAGGAAATTTACAGATAGCATTCAAAAAATTTGTTCGAATTAAAAGAGGTGACACTGATACTGTCCCTCAAAATTTTTGGGTACAAATAGCGGACTATTGGTCAGAGACAGAGGGAAATGAAAATGTGAGTAATGATGTTGTCCGAAAAAGATTTGGCAGACGTTATAAAAAATTAAAAAGGGCGAGTTTTTCTGATGAGATTCTCGATGAAATTCTTGATGAGCTATCAAAAGATGATAGAACATATTTTGGAGATGTTGATTATGATCCTGATGAGGGAGATGACCATGAAAGTGGAGAATCAGAAAGACGTGGAGAAAGGACGGAAACACGTTGGGATCATGAGAATAACACGGTATCATCTAAATCTGAACGTATAAAAACGTTGGATCAACTGTTAGACGTTGCTGAAGTCGATTTAAATATTTTTGAAGTTGAAAAGGAAGTTGTAAACGCTTGGGAAGTTACTTCATGGAAAAAAGGATATGCTGAGGTTCGGACAAATTATCAAGTAAAAGCATGGCTCAAGAACAAGTTCTTCAATAAAGTTGATGAAAAATGGGTTGAGAGTTATTTTGATGAGATATCCCCAAATCTCCCAACAATAGATATTCCCAAATTTGATCGAACAGGTGACCCTTTAGTGTGTGCGATTGCTGATTTACATGCAGGTGGTTTTACAGAAAATATGAAACTTGTACCTGATTATAATTTAGGAGCTTTAGAGGAGAAATTAAAGCGCATCGCATTACGATTAAAAAATATTAATCGACCTGTACACTTGAAAATACTTGGCGATTTAATTGAGAGTTTTACAGGGAAAAATCATAAAGATACATGGAAGCAGATTGAAATGCATGGGATTAAAGTAATGTTTGTAGTTGCGGATATGCTCCAAAAAATGGTTCAAGAAGCGAATAATATCGTATCAATTGATATAATTTCGGGTAATCATGATCGTATTACGTCATCGAATCAAGAAGATGTAGAGGGTCAAGTTGCATTTGGAGTTGCTCAACTATTACGGAGGCAGTTACCTTCAAGTATCAAAATAAATTATGATCCATTACTTGTATCCAACAAGCATGATAACGTAAATTACATTCTATTACACGGTCATTTACCAATTGCGAAGAAGAATCCTTCACAAATTGTACTTGACTATGGTGATCAGAATTGTTATAATGTAATACTTACGGCTCACTATCATGAAGAGTTATTAAAGAAAAATACTACACGTCTTAGATTGCATCAGGTTCCTTCTTTAGTACCTGCAAATAACTTTGCTCAAAACCTTGGGGTACATGCTCCTACGGGATTTGTATTATTTGAAAGTAATCAATTCAAGAGTGTAGATTCACGATCATTAGCAGTTTAAAATAAAAATAAAATAGATATGAATGAGAATCATTTAGATTTTCTTTGGGTTGAACGCCATCGCCCATCAGAACTTGAAGATTTCGTATTAGAAGATCATGTAAAAGATAAGATTGGGAAGTGGTTAGATATGGAAATATTTCCACATCTCATTTTACATGGACAATACGGGACAGGGAAGACATCATTGGTTAAATTTCTTTTAAATAAATTTGACTGTGACGTTCTTGAAATTGGTAAAGATATGAAGAAAAAAGGTGTTGATATAATGAGGGGTGAAATAGATCAATTCCTCAAATTGACATCGTTTAGTAAGTTTAAAGTGGTAGTTTTCCATGAAGGAGAACAATTTTCTCCACAGGCTCAAGAATCACTCAAAGAGAGTATCGAAGTTAATTCTGATGATACGCGGATTATATTTACAACAAACCATATTGAAAAGTTAAATGGGGCACTTGTAAGTAGATGTGAAGCATTACATATTGAACCACCATCTCCTCATGCGGTTGCTAAGAGGGTTCAACATATATTGGATGTAGAGGGTGTTGAAGTGTCTGATGAACAAACACAGGAGTTGTGGAAGCTTGTGAAAGACAATTTCCCTGATATTCGAAGTACGATAAAACAGATTGATAATAGCGTTTATGATGGCGTATTAAACCTTCGTGAAACTAAGAAAATAAATCAGTTTGATGATATCATTGAATTAATGAAATCAGTGAATATGAAGAATAAGATTGATAAGTTTTATGAAATCCGAAAAATTGTAAATTCACTTCCATCAAATAATTTACAGAATATCTATGAATTTTTATTTTATAGTTTAACTGATATTTACAATAGAGAGGAATATTATTATTCTACAACTATAATTGCTGAATATCAATATAAGGCGTCATTTGATGTAGATATTGAAATCAATGTATCGGCAATGATACAAGAATTAATAGAAATCAAACTATGAAAAATTTTACAATCACGTACTCTTTTTATTTAGTACTTAAATCCAAACGAGTTAAAGTTGATGAAATAGAGATTAAAGGTAACTCTGTTATGGATTGTTCACGACAGGCGTTTGATAAGAAGTTAGAGATTCAGAGACGTAAAGGTGGCGAAATAATTTATAAGAAAGACAAAGTTATTAAAGAGAAGAAAGTACGTAAGAAAAAAGATAATGTTGACTTAAACGTTAAATCAAAGGATTTATCTGCTAATGACGCGATAGAATATATTAAAAGTCATGAACTTGACGTATTGGTCAATGGACAATTTTTATCGGAAGATGAGGATAGAGTTACTGTAACAAATGCATTTGAATCTAAACAAAAACAAAACAAAAAACAATGAAGAAAGAATATAAAATACAATCAAAATCTACAAATGGCATTTGGGTTAACCAAGGCTATAAAGAATTCGATAGTGATGGAGAAGCTAAAACCTTTGCAAGAAATAAGAGTATAGAAAGGGGTTTTGAATATCGTGCTAAATTTATACGTAATTTGAAATCAGAATCAGTGGAGAACGTTGATGAAGTTGAAGAACAAGATGAAGTTGAGACTAAAGTGGAGGAAGTTGAAGAGCAAACTGAAGAAAAGGAAGAAAAAGTTGATGGAGATGACGTAGAGAAGATCGATTATGACTTTGCTGATGATCATGATACAGATAATTTCCCCCAAGGATGGTGGCTTAAAAAAGAGTTTGTAGCAAAAGATGGAACAGTATTCAAATTCAAAAAAGAGCAACCACATCTTTACAGAACACTAAAACCAAGTGAGTATTAATACATGAAATTGTATGATTACGTTTTTAACATTATAAATGGGAAAAAGAATTTTGATGACTTCAATGATATGGAGAAATCAGAATTCAACCCCTTTATGACAAATAAAGTAATCTCGATGGATTATGATTTGTTACCTTTGGCAGAAAATACAAATAGGTTTGTAGATTCTATTCCTCCAAAGGTACTTCATGATTCACTTAAATCATTTATTCCAAATAGACGGTATAATCTCACATATAAAAAAGGAAAAAAAGAGGACACGAAACATTTTGAAGAGACTGTAGATTATATAGCTAAGTTGTATGATGTACCTGTTCGAGATGCTAAAGCCTATTATCACGATTTATCAGACGAGCAATTAAAAGAAATAAGATCAATTTACGGTGTAGTGGATGAGTGAAAAGAAATTAGTTATTTTATGCGGTACAGATGAGGCTATAAAATATTTTAAAGAGGGAGTGTTACCTTCTTTCGATACGTATACAAAATCGGATTATGGGTCTTTGGATTTAACAGAGGAAGATATGAAGTCGGATGATGTCATAAATGATACAAAAAAAGCTGTTAATTTTATTTATGACGATGATAGTACACACTTTATAAATAATATTTTTTTATTTATTCATTCTACAGATTTAGATTTTGTGGAATCTATCACGAATGAAATTAAGGAAACTTTTCAGAAAAAATTTAAGACGATTAAATTTGTTTATTTAACAACAGATGAACATCCGATAAGCCAATCTCGAATGAATGATATTATTGACTTTCAAAAATCAATTGGGTTAGATTATAATCTTGATGATATGATGAAAAATGAAGTAGAAACAAAGAATATTAATAGTCTACGTGAAAAGTTGTATATGTTAGGAGATGCAATTGAGATTTCTACTTTACTTGATGAAACTCCGAATGATGTAAGAGAAATTTTAGTAAATAAATTTAATGATATAGTATCGAAGATATGAATATATGTGTTTTTTCAGAATTTGAGGGTGTTGATGTTCAGAATTTAAATTTGTTTAGAGATACAGAATTCTCAATAAATATTTTTTTAAAAAATTGTACTGATGACAAGTATTTTATTATTAAAGAACAAATATCTAATTTAGATTTTAATAATGTTGAAACTGTAATTGATTATGATGGAGATTTAAATCATATATTCTCAAAATTTTATATTGAAGATGAAGAAATATTTCTACTAAGAGATGGTGAGAAGGTAACAAGTCAATTAATCGATTTTTTGCAGTTGTCCGACATGGAAGTACAGTCTATGTCTATGGACGTGATACAACTCCCCACAAAAATATTATGTAATGTTGGCGATATAGAGGAATTAAAATCAAGAGGACATCAAGTCAATGCCATGGGGTGGGTTGATTTTCCATCATTACAACCGCGCATTATTAAAAACAAAGACTATTTAGAATGGATCGATGGAAAATTAATGTACATAAGAAATTCCACGTCCGTTCAAAATGAAGAGTTGTCAATCATAAAAAAATATTCATAAAAAGGTTCCACTTCCATATTTAATAATAGATTGAGGTTTAAAATTATTATTAAATAGATGAACGTAGAGTATTCCAATAAGTGGATTAATATTATATCTGATGGTGAAGGTGACGAAAAGTATTATTATGTTAATGAACCGTTGAAAATTTGCATCCTACCATACATTCAAGAAGACGATGAACTTTTAATTGTATCGTTGATTGAGCCAATCACTATATGGGATGAAGATAGAACAAGAGAAATAACTTGTGTTCAAGGCACAATAGAAGATGGCGATGATCCTATAGAGACAGCACCAAGGGAGTTGTATGAAGAGACAGGATTTAACGCTCCTCTACCTGAATTTAAAGAACGTTATACTTATGTCGGTAAGTATAATTTTAGCAAGTCATCTGATTCCCATAGATATCTATTTTTAGTAGATGTTACGGGAATGGACAGGGGAAAAAAGACTACCGATGGTTCAGATTTTGAAAAACGAACTAAGATTATGGTTAGTAAACCAACCATATTGGAAGAATCAACTGATATGACACTTCAATTTCTCTATCATTGTTTGAAGCAAAAACTCGAACAATAATATAGTAATAAACATATGTCTAATAAATTTAAGACAGTAAGCATACAAGAACTACCTTTATATTTTTATGAATCAAAAACAAAATCACAAGACCAATTAATTAATCTTATTGAAGATAACGAAATAGTGTTCACTAAGGGTGTTGCGGGGACGGGGAAAACGTTCTCCACACTTGCTGTAGCACTACAGAAACTTTTAAATAAGGAATATGAAAAATTAATTATCATTAAACCTTTAGTGGAGGCTGAAGAAAACCTTGGATATCTCCCAGGAACCGTAGACTCGAAAGTATATCCTTATCACTACTCAACGCTATTTACACTTGATTCCTTAATTGGAAAAGAGGAACGGATAGAAAAAATGAAAAAGGGTGATATTGAGGTTCTCCCAATTGCATATTTACGTGGAGTAACATTTAATGACTGCTTTATTGTTATTGATGAAGCTCAGAATGCAACAAAAGGGCAAGTAAAATTGATATTAACACGTATCGGTAATAATTCAAAGATGGTATTCCTTGGAGATACAGAACAGACAGATCTGAATAAAAATAAAGATTCAGGTTTAGCAGATGCAATTGAAAGATTTGACGATTTAGATAATGTGGGAGTGTTTTCTTTTGATCGTAAGGATATTGTTCGAAATGAAATCATAACTACACTGTTAGAACGTTATGATTAGTTTAAATAAAAGAAAAAATAAATTCGCTCGTAGGGTAACGTCCCTACGAGTTTTATTCGATGCTCTTCCTAAGAAGGATCAAAAGAGTTTCTTAAAATCATTAAATGGTAATTCATTCAGAAAAGTTTTTGAAAATAAATCATTTAGTATACTTAATATTGAAAGGGTCAAGAATGCACCCAATCATTATTATTATGAAATTGATAAGAAGAAGAAGAAAAATAAATCGCACATTATTTTATGTGTATCGGATTTGAAAATTATCAATAAAAACATTAAATATTTATTTAACAAACAAGTAAAAGAAAGAGGTTAGACGATATGGCACTACCATATAAAATAGTTATTAAGAATGCACAATTTGCATACGACAACAATTTAAAACCAAACCATCCATATAGACCTGATGCAATGGACGAGGAAGGGTATTATATACCACATCCTATCAATGATATGAGTATCATGATTCCATTTAAGTATACAGAAGAAGTCTATAAATAAGAGGTAAACAGTGGAAACAATTTATTTAAGTGAGGACAATAAGCAGTTTCCTTCACGTAAAGAGTGTAAATTATATGAGGAAGCTCTACAAGAGATAGATCAGATCAATGGTCTCCAATACGAGATAGTAGGGGGTTATAAGTTTTTCAAAATAAACAATCAAGCAGAATTATATTTTTTTGATCACATGGATGATACTCCTGAAAATAAAAGTGAGAAGACGTTGTATGATGTATTTAAAGATTTACGAGGGAAGAGTAATAGAATTTTCCCTTTTTGGATACGGGAAGACGGGAAGGCTACAAAAAAGTCGGAAATATCCGAGAAAGAAAATCGTATTGACGAGTTAAAATCTGAAATTGATACTATACGTGAAGAGATAGATCAACTACGTAGTTTAAATAGTAGGAAGAAAGATCCACTATATAAACAGGACGCTGAAGAGGATGCTGTTTCTGAGGAAGAAGAGGAAGATACTGCGGACGAAGAAATAGAAATAAATGAAGTAGAAGAAAAAAATAATGAGGTATAATGTTTCAGGTATAGGTCAAATACGAGAAGATATTTGGTTCACATCAGACACATGGTTTTTTAATGAGGATATAATGAAGGATCTTGGAAGACCATTTACACATCCATTGGACATGAATGATTACATTGTTGAAAAATGGAATAAAAAGGTTAACAAACGTGATATTGTCTATCACCTTGGAAATTTTGGAACGGGGAATAAAAAAGAAACAGCGCGATTAATTGACAGGTTAAATGGTAGAATAAATCTTATTGTAGGATCGGAAGATTCAAATGATAACATACTGTCACTTAGAAATAAGTTGGCAAGTGTTAATTATAGATTGGATTTCAGAATTGATAGTTGGCTCATCACACTAAATCACTATCCACAGCGATTTTGGAAATCACAACATGAAGGGTCGGTACATTTATATGGCTACGTTTGTGGCACAGTACCTGCGGATCAATACTCTTTATGTTTAGATGTTAGCGTAGATACAACGCATGATTACGCACCTTATAATTGGGAAGAGATAAAAACTCTTATGAAATTGAAGGGAGAATATATTTCTTTCAATAAGAAGAGATTGGCTAACCCCCTTTAGAAATGGTAATATACGGGATAGAGAATATAGAAAATGGGAAGTTGTATGTGGGTCAATCTCGAAATAAATTGAACAAACGGGTGAATGAACATAAACGGTTTTTGAGGTATGGAACCCATGTTAATAACTATCTACAAAATTCATGGGATAAATATGGAGAAAAAAATTTTCGATTTTTTATATTGGAAAAGGACTTTGATAATTTAGAAGATTTAAATGATGCTGAAAGATTTTGGATAAATGTATTAAATACACTACATAGAGATCATGGATATAATTTGAAGAGTGGAGGTGGTAACGGAAAAATTATAGATGAAGAATATTTAAACAGTATAAGTTTAAATGTATATCAATATGAATATCCAACGGGAATTTTTATTAATGGGTATGAGTCGTCTAAAGAGGCATCGAGGAAAAATAAAATTGATTGTAAAACAATTCAAAAGTGTTGCAGGGGAGAATTAGTAACATATAATGGATTTTATTGGTCATATGAAAAGCTTGAACGTTATGAGTTTGATAAAAATAAATATACACCTGTATACCAATTTACTTTGGATGGGGAATTCATTAGAGAATGGGATAATGCGACAAAACCTAACAAAGATTTAAACATTGATCGGAGTAACATATTGAAGTGTTGCAATGGAACATATAGTCAATCGGGGGGCTTTATTTGGAAGTTTAAATATAATGATGATGGCTGTGAAATATCTAAAGATATAAATATGAAACGAAATCTATCTAAAAGGAAGAGAAAAGAATTATACCAATTTGATTTAGATGGTAAATTTATTCGGGAATGGGAATCAGCGGGTTCAGTTGAAAGGGAGTTAGGTATAGCAAGATCAAATATTACAAATGTGTGCAAAGGGAAAAAATACAATAAAACTGCGGGTGGGTTTATTTGGAGATATAAATATAGTGGGGATGGGATTTTAAATAAAAAGAAAATTTGATTATGGTATAATTTCTTTTTATATTAAAAGTGTCGTGAAAAGATAACAATGATAATTAAATGAGGATATATTATGAGCATGAATGAAAATTTATTTGTTAAGAATGGCGTTAAATGTGAAAATTTAATGACATCGGGGGAAGCTTTAAAAAAAGCAAATCTCGATTGGGATGTACAAGTTGAACCCGTATTCCTTGAAAATGGGGATGAAGTAAAAAGTAATAAAGCGATTGTGAGACAGTCGGATAAAAAAGTATTTAATGTACTTGGTAATCGATACACGCCATTACAAAATACAGAGGCGTTCGAATTTTTTGATGATGTTGTCGGAGAGGGTGAAGCAATATATCAAGAAGCGGGGGAATTTCGAGATGGATCTGTAATTTGGTTATCTGCAAAAATGCCTGATTATATTCGGATTGGGAATACCGATGATCTAATCGAGAAAAAGTTATTATTGATTAATTCTCATGATGGAAGTAGACCTGTAATTGTAAAGGTAACTCCACGAAGATTAATTTGTGAAAATATGATTAATGCAGTAATGAAAGGTAGAGGTGATGAAATTAAAGTTCGTCACACTAAAAATATGATCATAAATCTCGAACAAGGGCGTAAAACATTAGGGCTTGTAAATAAAATTTACGATCAACTTGATGATATTTTCAATCGTATGTATGACATTCCTATTACTACAAACAGTATGGATAATTACTTGAATAATGTTCTTAATGGTGGTAAAGAGGAAGTGGCAACACGAACTGAAAATACGATCATGGATGTGAAGAGAATTTATGAAGAGGGGGCAGGAGTAAATGATCCTACCATTCTTCAAGGAGAAGATAATCTTTGGAGACTCATGAATGCTGTCGATGAATTTTCGGATCATTATAAAGATTATAATAGTGGAACTGATGTATTTTATGCAAGTACATTAGGTAGCGGTGCTAAGTTGAAAGAGAAAGCATTTAAAGAAGCAGTAAAAATGCTGAACTAAAAGATTAATCAAATCGGGTGGGTAATTTAACTCACCCGATTTTTTATTTAAGGTGGTTGTTATGATAGAAAAAACATATATAAATAGTGATGGATTAGAAGTTTTTGTTAATTGGGAAGATCATAAAGTCATTGACCTTTATGTATTCACTGAAGACTTAGAAAAAGATGATTGGATGGATGAAGATTCACTACAACGAAGAAGGTTTCTAAAACCTGATGAGAAAAATAAATTATTTAGACACGCAAGAACTCCCCAAAAATATTGGGACGATAGAAAACATTTATTTATAGATTCAGATGAACCTGACAACCATTATTCTTTAACCTATTGAGGAAATTATTATGAAACGCATTGGATATTTTGGTAGACATAAGCTTACTTTACGCGAATCCTTACGAGCAGATAAAATGAAGAAGAAGGAGAAGACTAAAAAAGAATTGAACGATTTGGGTAGACATGAAATGAAGATGTGTGATGATGCAGGGTTACCGTATCCTAAATGTGCAACGGACAGGTGGTATGATGAAGTAGAGGATGAAGATGCCTTGGCATAATAAAATAGAACGACACGATTTAGTATTTCACCCTTTACATGGTGTATTTGTGGTGGATGCTATGATAGATAAAAAATATGTGACACCGATGCCGTTTACAAGTAGTACGAAGTATTTTCAAGTGCATATTGATAGTTGTAAGAAATTACAATTCAATCCACTCAATGAATACCTTGACTATAAGATTAGTTTTATTGTGAATTTTTTTACTATTTAACAATAATTATATCAAAACATTATGAAGACTTTCATATCAACAGCAATTATAATTACATCGGTACTTCTACCAATAGCAGTAGATGATAGTGATATTTTATATGAAATTGATTTTGATGAAGTAGAACAGATCGAAGAACTAAATTATTATCTCGATCAATATTATGAATTTAAGCAAGGTATAGGATTTAGGGAATCGACAAATAATTATAAGGCGGTTTCACGATCAGGAAATTATTGGGGAAAATATCAATTCGGAGAATTAGCCCGTAGAGAGGTTAACATTGATATAGGCAAGGTAGCGTTCGCATCAGATACATTGATACAGGAGACAGCATTTTATAAGCTTCTGTGTAGAAACTATAACTATTTACGAACGGAGATTCGTCAATTCAAACGGACGGAGATTAATGACATAGAAATTACAGAATCAGGAATATTAGCATCTGCACATTTAGTAGGATTTAGCTCTGTAAAAAAATATTTGCATAGTAATGGAAAAATTGTTAGATTAGATGATAATAATACTTCATTGGAAGAATACATGTATGAGTTTAGTCACTACGATTTAAATTTAAAGTGTGAATATGAAGACAATTTTATTACGAATTATTTAGTAACTGAATACGGACAAGATGACATTAGAAGAACTACAAGAAGGGTTGAAACAAGGTAAAAAAGTAAGAATACGTGGATATGTGAAACCGAAAAATCGTTACAGGCTCTCAGATGAATTGGTTGATGTGACTATTGATACACAGATTCCTGCATATGACATTCTCAAAAGGCAATCGCTGACAGAAGTAAAGAGTATACCATTAAATAAAGTGGTTGAAATTTCAAAAAAACATGAAGGAACAAGGGAAGATGCTGAGAAGGCGTTAGAAGAAGTAAAGAAATCTCTTGAAAAACCTTCTTCAGGAGGACGATTTGATGATCCCAAGTATAAAAACTTAGCTCCATATGTGAATTTAAATACGGAGACAGGGGATATTTACTTTACAGGAAAGAAAGTAAATGAAATTAAATTGTCCACGTCATCATATAAGGAGAAGAATAGCAGACCGAAGACTCTTATTAAAAATGAAATTAAGAGAGATTTACCAAATACAGTGAAAACGTGGAAGGTAAATAAAGACAATATTGATAAAATCGAATTTGTATAATGAGTAAAATAAAAGTTCGCGTTGATTTAGATGACGTGTTAAATAAGTTTTCCGAATACTTTTTAACATATCATTATGAAAAAACAGGTGAAGAATTAGAATGGAATTCATGGGATCTACATTTAGATTCTCGATATGGCTTGGACATATGGAACCATTTATCAGATAAAGATTTCTTTTTGAATATGCCTGTAGAACATAATGCTGAAAAGACCATTGAATATTTAGATAATCAATCATCTGTATTTGAATATATGATTGTATCTTCTTATTATGGAGATGATGATGACGTGTTTGATAATATTTATAGGCAAAAATCAGCATGGTTATATCAGTATTTTGGTGAAAGAGCTATGAAGAGATTGATTCTCGTACAAGGTAGTAAAGAGAAATTTCCTGCGGATATTTATATCGATGATTATTATAGAAATTTAGTTGAAGATGGCGCAGAAGAAAAACTTAAATTATTTTATACACGCCCACACAATAAAAATATTTCTGTAGATAATGAATATGTATTACGAGTGTCGAAACATGATCAGATTAGGAATATTTTACGGGACATTTCATTTCATACAGATATAAATAGTTATTTAGAAAGTAACTTTGATGTATAATTACTGATAGATTGTAATTAAACATAAAAGGAATTGGGATACATTTACAAAATAAAAAATATCATTTCTAATAAAACGTATATAGGACAGACGGTGAAGAAAGATGTAAGAAGGCGTTGGTCTGAACATTTATGCCTTCTGAGATCTGATAATCACTATAATAGCCATCTACAAAACTCTTTTAATAAACATGGAGAGGAATTTTTTATATTTGGTGTTGTAAAACAACATGATACAATTGAGGAATTAAATGAAAGTGAAACATTTTTTATAGAAAAATTTGAAAGTTTGACACCTAATGGTTATAATTTAACAACAGGCGGTCAAAATACAATTTTATCTCAGGAAATTATTGAAAAATTAAGTGGTGAGAATAATCATAATTACGGTTTAAAAGGTAAAGATCATTATTTATATGGTATAGAGAGAACCGATGAGGTTAAAGAAAAGGTGAGACAAAAAGTTCTTTTAGCATATAAAGAAGATAGGTTAAACGTAACAGGGGCGAATAACCCATTTTATGGGAAAAAGCATACAGAAAAAACTAAGAAAAAAATATCAAATAGTAGAACAGGAAAAAGAGTAAGTGGTAACCATCCCAATGCTAAAAAAGTTATTCAATACGATTTAAATGGTGAAGAAATTAAGGAATGGGATTGTATAATAGATGCGGGGAAAGAGATAGGCATTAATAGAAGAAATATATCTGCGGTTTGTAACGGGAAGAGAAAAACGTGTGGCGGTTATAAATGGAAATATAAAGAATTATGATTTTAGAACAAATACATAAAATTTTTGAAAGTGTTTCTCCGAGAGTGACTCCGAGTAACGTTTCTGATTTATATAGACAGTATGTATTAGTGGATAGCAGTAATGTTCATTCATTTTATTATGATCCATCCTCAAAAGAATTACGAGTTCGGTTTTTACCGAAAGAAGAATATGGGCAGAATGGGGCAGAATATTTGTACCATCGAGTTCCTGAGAGATTATTTATCGCGTTACTTAATAGTCAATCTCATGGCTCAGAATTTTGGAGACTCATACGAGACAAATTTTCCTACGAGCGTTTAAGCGATTGGTCAGAGGTTTAATATGTATAAAAAATATTATGTATATCGACATATAAATTTAACGACAAATAATATTTTTTATATAGGAAAAGGTAAAAAGCCGAAAAAATATAAATCATATAGTAAAGAATATGGTAGAGCTTTTTCTAAAAATGGTAGAAATTCTGATTGGAAAAAAATTTTTGATAATAATGATATAAAGGTAGAAATTATTTTTGAAACGTATAATGAGAAAGAGGCATTAAATAAAGAAATAGAATTTATAAATATATATGGAAGAAAAGATTTAAATGAAGGCAATTTAACAAATAAAACTGATGGCGGTGATACAGGAGGTAATATAATTTTTACTGATGAGCATAGGAATAAATTATCTAAGAGCAAAAAAGGAAAAAATAATCCGTTTTACGGTAAGAAGAGACCAAAACATTCTGAATGGATGAAAAAAGAAGGAAACAACCATTTAAAAAATAAAACTTTTGTCGAAGCTTATGGAGAGGAAAAGGCTAAAAATATAATTGATAATATGAAAGAAAAATTATCAGGTGAGAACAGTTCTATGTATGGAATTAAAAAAAGTGAAGAACATTGTAAGAATGTTTCAATAGGAGTTCAAAAAGCGTATGATGAGGGTAGATTGAATAGAGAAGGTGAAAATAATACATTTTATAATAAGACACATACTGAAGAAGTGAGAAAGGTGATATCTGAAAAAAATAAACTTGCTCATAAAAATGGATTATTTGATTATGATAAATATAAAAGATCAGTTATATGTATAACTACAGGAAAGGTTTATAAAGGTATAGTAGATGTTTTGGAAGATCATGACGTTAAATATGGCACATTAGCGTGGTGGCTTAATCAAGGTAGAAACACAGATCAATTTATGTATTATAGCGAATATTTAGAACAACAAGAAACACATAAAGAATAATGGCAACAGTATCACTATCAGATGACGGGAATATTAAAATTGAAGTTGGGGAACCTGATGATATTATTACACAATTAGGAAAACGATCTGATGGAGAATTTAAACCATATTCAATTTCTACACGTTACGAAGGAATTAATTCATATTATGTACATGTTGTAAAAGATGATTATATACCTTCAGTATTTGAAGATGCTGATGATTTTGTTGAAACTTTAAGAGTACAGTCAGCCACAAATCAATATATTCAGAACTATTGTGATATTGCAGGAGAATATTTAAATGAATATCTAAAAAAAGTTGGAATTGTTGATGAAAATACTTATTTTATGCAAGTTCCGTCATCCCCTAATGATTTAACAGAAACATTTTTTAAAAGTTTCATAGGGATGAGTAACAACTTTTCAGATGAAGCAATTACAATTAAAGAAGAAGTTACGGCTGATGATTTAGTCATTTCAGAACACGCTCCAAAAGAAGCAGTTGAATATTTCGAAGAATTATTTACACAGATGGATAAGGTTGATGCTTATTATGACTTCGAAGATTTAAAAATAGATCCGAAAAACTACATTTATTTAAATGGATTTATAACTGTGTTATGGGATCAGATTGATATTCCCGAAAATGCAGAAATTATTTTGGTACGTGATCGTTTACGAAGGGGACATTTATTATATGATGCAATAGATCAACTCAGTGAGAAGTACAATGTAGTTGGTATGGCAACTTTATTTAGACAGTTATAATTTAAACTTAAAATTTAGGAAAGAAGATGAAACTACTCGATCCACAAGGAAACGAGGTCAGTTCGGAAGATCTACGTCAACAAGACGAAGAATCTACAGATGAAAATCAAGAACAGACCGAAGAAGAAACAAGTGATAAAGAACAGGAAAAACCTGAGTTTTATACACTCATGGAAAGTTATGATGATAAACTCAAAGAAATGGTAGATAATATCATGGAAAGAGTTAAACTTCTTAACATTGAAATAAATCAACAACAAGCATTTCAAATTGTACAAGTTTTGCAAGACACTGCATATAACGCGGTATTTAAAAAATTGTACGAAATGGGTGTGGAAGATGTTGAAGAAATTATCGATGAAGATCTCCAACATAAAATGGAGCACATGATCGATTTTAAAAAGAACTTACAAACATATAGTGAAGAGGATCTTCAAAATATGGATAATTCAAATCAAAAATAAGGTGATAACTATGGCAGTACAAAGTGCTGAATATAAATTTAAATTTAACAAGAAAGGACGTTTAGACGTTACGTATACTGAGAAGGAGAAAACTGATGCAGGTGATACGATTACAACAAAGACACCTGAGAAACATGATATCGTTAATGCTGATGAAGAACAAAAAGAAATGCTCTTCAATGCACTAACGGAATCATTGGGACAATTTCTCCGTGGTGGTACACTCGATTATTACAATAACGAAGACTAAACTTAAATAATTAGGGGGATTAAGTTCCCCCAATTTAATTTCTTTTATGAATAAAAAATTTGATTTTGACGATATTCAATTAGTACCTTCTGAATCTTCACGTATTAACTCACGATCAGAAGTAAATGTATACGATGAGTTTAATTTCCTACCAATTATTTCCGCACCAATGGACACTGTATATTACGGTGATGTAACTAAATGGGAATTATTTGAAAATGACTTCTATATAACAATACCAAGAAATAAAAATCATGTAAACGAACGGTTAATGTTATGTTCGGATTTTACATCACCATTCATTTCTATATCTTTAACTGAATTAGAAGCCATTAATCATGGTCACACTATTTTTGAAACCGCCATTGATGAAAAGTGGAGTACATTACCATTTAAAATTCTCGTTGATATAGCGAATGGACACATGGAGTCATTGGAAAACGAAGTGAAAATATTTAAAAAAAGATTTCCAAATGAGATTTTAATGGTTGGAAATGTTGCAAATCCGAAAACTTATAGGAGACTATCAGAAGCAGGTGCAGACTATATAAGAATTAGTATTGGATCGGGTAGTGCCTGCCTCACATCAGTTCAAACATCAGTGGGTTATCCGATGGCATCATTAATATCAGAGTGCTATACGGAATCTTTAAGTTTAGACAACCCTGCTAAAATTGTAGCTGATGGGGGATTTAGAAATTACTCCGATTTTATTAAAGGTTTAGCATTGGGAGCTGATTATATTATGTCAGGTTCAGTTTTTAATAAAGCGGTTGATATAGGTGGAGATTGTTATTGGTGGAAATTCAAAATACGAGATGAGATGAAGAAATTAAAATTATTTGATCTCGGTTTTAATTTAAAAAGACCTTATAGAGGAATGTCAACTAAGGACGTTCAAAAAGATTGGGGTAGATCAAATCCAAAGACAGCGGAAGGAATTTCTAAAATGAATAATATAGAATATACCCTTTGTGGTTGGAGGGAAAATTTTATATCTTATTTGAGTAGTGCGATGAGCTATACAAATAGTAAAAATTTAACAGAATTCAAAGGAAGTGATTACGTAGTAATTACAGACAACGCTCTTAAACGATTTAAAAAATGAAAACATTAATTTTAAATATAACATACATGCCCCTTTCAGTAATTGAAGCTGAAAGGGCTTTTGTATTATGGTACAAGGATAGGGTAGATATAGTCGAAAACTATGAAGATAAATGGTTTAATACTATTGATAAAAAATATCCTATACCATCTATAGTTCGTATACGAGAGTATGTAGACTACAGATATGATAATGTACCACTAACAAAAAGAAATATATTTAAAAGGGATGGTTTCACTTGTATTTACTGCGGAGATAACAGAAATTTGACCATTGATCACGTAATACCAACATCAAAGGGTGGTAAAAATGAATGGAATAACGTTGTTACAGCCTGTGCAAAGTGTAACAGTGAAAAGGGTGATCTTATGGAGCCTGATATTCCTGATAAATTCAAACCTGAATTGAAATTGTATAAGCCACATGCATTTTTAATGATGAAGAAATCAATTGGTAAAGTACCTGAATCATGGAAACCTTATTTATTTAATTAATTATGGCATTTCAACAATTACTACAGGATGATATTTACGAAGCGGAAGAAGTACTTTATAAAACTATTAAAGGATTAAAGAAATATGATTATAAAAATGATTTACAGAGGATAGAAGAAGAAAAAGATGAGGGTTATAATTTTGATGAATTTTTTAATGGGTTCATTGAAGTTTATAGTTCAATCTTCTATGTGAATGAAGAACATATGTTGGGAGATGATGAGGAATTTATGAATGATTTATGTATCCTCATTTCCCATCTTAAATTTATTAAATATAGAATACGTAAGAAACAGAAGCAATCTAAGGAATATGAGACGGGTCATAAAATGGGTGTGAACGTTTTATCCCCATTAATTTATTACCACCAATTTATTTTTTCAGAAAATGAGTAATACGTATAGTTAAAATAAAAAATGGACGAAATAGTAAAAAGACTACGAGAAATACGCGAAACCTTAGAAAAAGACGAAGATATTGAAAATTCTCTAATTGAATTAGATCAACTCATGGCAGAGTTGGAATCGGGATATTTCTAATCTAATAAATCCCGTACATTCGTTACTTCAGTTTCTACAAGTTGGAATGCACTGATAGTCCGTTTTTCCCTCTTAGTTGTAGATTCCTTTTTCATTAATTCGGGTCTAACATATCCACGAAGGTCTATAGTAATAGAAGAAGAAATTATCCTCTCCTGCGACTGATCTGCTGATTCTGAGTTATCTATAAAAGATGAATAACTTGCTCTGAATGGATACTCATCAAATTTCCAATACTTACCCTTCAGTGCAATAAATTGTTCTAACAGATGATCATTATGTTTTTTAATTGACGTTATAATATTTACGTCATAGGTAAGAGTTATAGAAGATGGGATATTAGCTACAAAATTTCCATCTTCGTAAAATTCAGAATAATACGTTTTATGTTTTTTTCCTGCGGGTATACTAATTAAATCTTCATTTATCCAATGGGGTACAATATTCCTATTTAATTCTCCCCCTGATCGGAACACTGTAACTACAGGTAAATTGAGATGGTTTTGATCTAATTTATTTTTTATAGTAGTTTTACTTTTTTGTTCTGACCATCGTTCAGGTTTGGTGACAAGAACATTAGTTTTGATAGGGGTTCCATCATCATCAAAATCATATGCAATATTCTCTTTAATGTATGATACAACCGTATCATCCATATTAATAAGTCCTAACTTGGTTAGTGCTTGATCTGTTATATTCTCCATTTTATACTCTGTATATTCCCAAAGGAATTTTTCTTAATTTATCTGATAAAGCCTGTGTTGTTTGCTGTTCAATATCAAGTGCTCTTTCTTTAGAGAGTTTATTCAAATACTCTTTCATATCCTCTTCTAATTGTCTAATCTCTTCTTTACCCTCACTAACTAAGGCGTCACCATTTAATGAAACGTCACCATTTGGATATTGCAGTGAAGAGAATTTTCTTCTATTCTCACCCAATGTAATTTTTACAAGTGCTTCAGCATATGAAATAACCCAATATTGATCCCTTGGAGATATTTTGTCCCATTGGAAGTGGTTGAAATTAACTTTTGTAGGGTCATTTATAATATCTCCGTTTGCTTCATTGTATCTTTCATCTACATTATTTTCTCCCTTCTCTTCCGATGCTAATGTATATTTGAAATTTAGTTGAAAGCTATGTTTTGGTATAGGAAATAATCTCAATACGCCACCTGTAATTTCAAAACCATAATTACTTGATCGTATATCACGTGACATCTTGATGGATTGCATTCTTTGAACATTCCAAGATAAAGGTAGAAGGGTAAAACTATTACTGTATGATCCTGCACCAAATCCAAATTGCCCTGAAATTGTATCAGCGGAATCAACTCCAACGAAGTTAGCTGTTTGATTTCCGATTACACTTGGAGGAATTGGATTATGATATACTTCTCTAATTGTAAATCCCTTTTCGTCAGGATGTTCAGTGGCAAAGTATTCACTCTTTAAATTGTATAACTGCTTACCTTTCTCTGTTTGAATACTTCCAATATACATTGGAACATCTCCACCGACTCCTGTTTCAGTAGCATATGCAGATGAAAGTCTGAGATAGTAGTCCATACTTGGATATACCAATTTATCAGAATCAACTTCAGATACATCTTTACCCACTAAAGAGAAATAATCTTCTGTTACTTTAAATTCATTCAT